GTAAGATCTGCTACAATTATTGATTGTGTATACTTTCTAATACTTTGGTTCTTCAAAGAACTTAATGATATTCCTATGTCGACTACTTGGGTGTTCGTAGGTTTGCTTTGTGGTAGAGAATTAGCTATGGCAACAGTGTTTGGTAAAGAAAAGTTTAAAACTGTATTTCCGTTGATTACCAAAGACTTTATAAAAATGATGATAGGTTTGGGTGCGTCAGTAGGCGTTGTACTTGCTATACATTATGTTATAGTTCCTAACGGATTATAAGATTAAGGGCAGTGATCGACGCACTGCCTTTTTTCGTGACTGACACACAAAATTACGTATAACTACTATTATGATACAAGATTGGGATAAAGCAGAAATATGCAATACAATACGCAAAATTACATTTGCGGCAAATGATAATTATATGGATGGGTTTGTGACTTGGGGTTGCAAAAAAGACTTATACGAAATACTTTGGTTTGTAGAAGATGAACTAGCAAAATGTTCAACCTATGCAGGTGAAGAAGAATTTATAAAAAAACGTGAACAACATAAAATTTTAACAATATTAGGAAAAGAATGACGAAAGAACATATAGATCAAGGACACGGAAAAAGACCAGATGGCTTCGAAGAACGAATAGTATATAGTAATTCAACAAGAGTTTGGTGTATGGGGGAACACATGGATCATCCTAAGGTTTACTACACTATTCCTGAACACGGTGAGGTGGTATGTGGATACTGCGATACTATATTTAAATTACAACAAGAAGATGATGATTAAATGAAGATAGGAATAGCAGGTTATGGTTTTGTAGGTATGGCCCATGAGATCATTTTCAAAGAGCATGACTTAATTATCAGTGACCCTTTTCTAAGAGAATTTGGAAATTTAAGACACGCAGACTGCATTATTATTTGTGTAAGCACACCTAGTGATGATTATGGCAGATGTGATGTATCAAATGTAATTGATGTAATAGCTGAAGCACCTGATGTGCCTATATTAATTAAAAGCACAATCAGTCCTGAAGGATGGAAACTTATTAATGATACATTTTCAAACAAAGATATCACTTTCTCTCCTGAATTTCTAAGAGCTAACCATTGGCGAAAAGATGCAACAACTAAAAAAGATTTTTACTTTGGAGGCAATAATGTTAATTTTTGGAGTGACTTGTTTTTACAAGCACTAGGACGTATTAATATTACACCAGCAGAACCAGAAGAACTAATACTTATGAAACAACTTAGAAATAGTTACCTAGCTACTAAGGTAACATTTTTTAACCAAGTCTATGATTATTGTGAAGATCAAAACGTAGACTTTGACCGTGTGCGTAAATTGATAACACAAGACGATCGTATAGGAAGAAGCCACAGTTTTGTTACTGAAGAACGTGGCTTTGGCGGACATTGCTTACCTAAAGATACTTTGGCAACAACTAGAAGTTCCCAAGTAGAATTACCTTTGTTAGAGTCTGTTCTGAAATATAACGACAAGATTAAAAAATGATAAATAAACTGATTTAAGAATAAGCTCAAATTTTTTTTGAGCAAATTTTTTTTAGGTAAAAATTCGAAAAAAGGAAAAACAAATGACACAACTCATAAATCCACAAAAATTTACAGATACAGTTGGCCTTTTAAGGTCATTTTTTTTGGAGAAAGGATTCTTAGAAGTCCATACTCAAAATAGACTATCAATACTTGCCGCATGTGAAGATCCATTCAATGTAGCAACATACAACTATGCAGGCCAAGTATGGCCCTTGCCACAAACAGGCCAGATGTGGCTAGAACATGAACTCCTCAGTAAGCCCGATAGTAAGGGCTTTTTTTGTGTCAGCACATCCTATAGACAAGAGCCAAATGCAATTCCAGGTAGACACGATATAATATTTCCAATGTTCGAATTTGAAATGCCAGGCGATATAAACGATCTAAAGAAAATGGAATATGAACTTTGCGAATATTTAGGAATGCCTGTAGCTATGGAAAAAACATATAGAGAATGGCAAGAGCATTATGATATTGCATATACAGAAGAACTAACTGCCGAACATGAAACAAAGATGCATGAAGAATACATTTCTACTATGATCACAGATTTTCCTGAAATGACAAGTCCGTTCTGGAATATGAGCAGACACGAAGGTGGAGGCACAAGTAAAAAAATAGATGTTATCTTAGGAGGTATGGAAACAATAGGATCAGCAGAACGTAGCACAGATGTAGAACAAATGAGAGATACCTTCCATACTATTACAGATGGCGCATACAGTAACCTATTGTATGAACTGTTTACCAAAGAACGTGTAGAAGCAGAGCTAGAAAAGTTTTTAGAGTTTGACTTCTTTCCAAGAGTTGGAGGCGGTATTGGTATGACTAGAATGATTGCCGCACTTGATAAGAAGTAAGATTTGATCTGGGGTGGTGAAATAGGTAGACACGCATGATTGTTTCTCATGTGCTAGATGTACTGCAATATATTTAGCGTGGAGGTTCGAGTCCTTCCCCCAGAGCCAATAAATAGTATTATGGAACGCACAAAAGAAGAAATACTAGAACAAATAAATTATATTATAGATGAATCCATTCAACCTGCTGTGGCACAACATGGAGGATACATTAAATTAGAGGACTTTGATGAAGAGTCGGGAAGAGTCTTGGTATTACTACAAGGTTCGTGTTCAGGATGTGCAAGTAGCACTATAACATTAAAAATGGGTGTAGAAAATATGTTGAAGCATTACGTTCCTGAAGTAACAGCAGTAGACGGAATGGATGATCCAAATTTTAACAATCCGTATTATTAAAGTGCTTTTTCTATTTGGTCATGGTATGCTTGGATATCATGATCACCGATAGAATCAAACTTTTTATTTTTGATGCCATCCCACATACCTTTACACCAATCTACAAAGCCTGGCTTTCCTATTTTAGAATCGCTTGTAATGTAATGTAGATTACCATGATGTCTATATCCCATTAACCATAACGGAACTTTTGTAACTATATCATTATTGTTACGCCAACGATGATGTGTCACTGCTAAAGACCTTACATAACCTGGCCAGCCAACCTTAGGAGATCCATATGTATAAAGTTCTTCTACAGGTTTGATATCTGGATATAAATGGCAACGGCTTGCCATTATTGTTGCCATTGCGGCTCCTAAACTATGTCCACAAAACCAAATTGTTTTTTCTTGATTTACAGTTCTTTGCAGATCCTCTAACACCATAGGCCATAATTCATCAACTTCTTCTTTAAAACCTTGATGAACTCTACTAACAGTTTCAGCCATTACAGGTATTGCTTTGAGGTCAGCGGCAATGTCGTTCCATTCTGTTGGTTCTGTGCCTCTACATGCTATAACAATGTCTTTGGTATTCATAAACCTATATGCTTGAGCACCATCCCTGTTGTAAAATTCTGTTGTTGTAAAACCTAATTTTTTTGCTTGACTTGCGGCTTTTTTCTCTTTATAATAAGCAATCTTAGCAAGTTTTGCAAAAAGTAAGGATCTTTCTTTGAAATTCATATCTGCAATCGACATTTTTGCCCTCCTCGTTTATACATACATATTTATTTGTAACTAAATAGTAGTACGGAGTTGTACAATGAAAAAACGCACAAGAAGTATATTGCAAGAACTTTCTAATATAGGTACTAGAACACATAGTGACTTGTTAATTGAAACAACTGCAAACAATATAATAGAAAGTAGTATAAATCTTTTGAATACTATTAATAATAATTATGATGTTGAAACTGCTTCTGAGCTAGAACGTAGATTTCTAAATTCAATTAGAACTGGAGACCCACGCAAATTTAAACGTGCAATTACAAAGATAATTGAGAGTAAAAATGAAACTTAATGAAGGCGGTAATGTATTCAAAACCGAACCTGAGAAAGAACTTATTGCTCAGCGTATTGGTACTCCGGATGTAGATCCAACTATCAAATGGCTAGAGAAAGTAGTTGGTTTTGAAATAGATGAACAGGATCTATTAGGAACCACAGGAAAAAGAACACATCCTAGCGGAAAGTTTTTGAAAAATTCATCTGGCGACTTGGATATAAACACCGATGCAAACAAAATTTCACAGCAAGAATTAATTGATAAATTAACTGCTTGGTGTAAGAGCCAAGGTATTGCTGATGAAGATATAATGAATGTTGGCAGAAAAAAAGAAGATGGCTGGATACACAAAGCAGGCGACCAGATACATTTTCGCACTCCTATCAAAGGTGATCCTAACAACGGTTTTGTACAAACTGACTTTATGTTTACAATGAAGCCAGACTTCCAACGTGGGGCAAAGCGTGGCGGCACTGACGATTATGGCGGAGCATTAAGAGCAGTGCTATTGGCAAGTCTAGCACGAGGACGTGGATATAAAATGAGTCCTAAGTTTGGATTGGTTGATCCAAACAAAGGTGATGAAGTAGTTGCAGATGAATGGAACAAAATAGCAGAAATATTATTAGGGCCTGGCGCAACAGAAAAAGATACACATACAGTAGAAAGTATGATTGCTTATATTAGGAATGATCCTAACTATGATGAACTAATTGCTCCGTTTGAAGCCGCACTTGAGAGAGAAGGCAAAACACTCCCCGAAAACCAAGAGCAAACTCTAGAAGATAAACAATTAGGAAGAATTAAAGAACTCAGTGGTATGCTTTTAAACAGTGTGAGAATGCTATGAGATTCGTAGAATTTAAAAATACCCTTAAGGAACCTTTGGTTGAAGCAGAAGCTCGTATTCAACACGCAGAAGACTTTCTCTTTTTTGACGGCAGTGCAGGTGCTGTTCGTGTCTTGAACAGCCTTGAAAAACTAGAACAAGGAGTTGAAGATGTCACACTCAAATGGGATGGATCTCCCGCAATCATTTTTGGGCGCAATGAGGATGGAAGAATCGTACTCACAGACAAATCAGGATTTACCGCAAAAGGATATGACGGAAGAACAACAACAAGAAATGATGTACAAAAAATGTTTATGGCCCGCCCCGGCGCACGTAAAGATCCAGAAGGATACAAACAACTAGGTGCTAACATGGCAAGCATAATGCCAATGTTTGATAGTGCAATACCAAAAGACTTTAGAGGATATTATAAAGGCGATTTATTATACTTCAGCACCCCACCTTTGCAAGACGGCAAGTATGTGTTCAAGCCACAGATTGTTACATATACTGTAGATGCAAAAAGTGATATGGGTAAACGTATTGGAGAAAGCCGCACTGGTGTTGTGATACACAGGTTAATGGATGAACAAGGTGAAGAGTCAGCATTACCACAAGGAACATTTGAATCTTTTGAAGGTAAAGATGTATTTGCAGTGCCGCCAGTCACGGTGCAAAAAACTGCAAAGGTGGATGATAAAGCAATACTAGAACTTAAACAATCTATCTCAAAAAATAAATCAGCAATAGATGATTTACTGAACAAACCTAGGTTAGCAGAACTTAAAATGACAGACTTCGGTAAGATATTATATGCTTATACAAATAGCAAAGTTGATACTGGCATGACAGGAATGGGTCAAGACTTTCTACAATGGCTAAAAGGCAAGGCAGGTATAAGCGAAGTTAAGAAAAAAAGAATAGCAGAGTATATTGAAACACACAAAGTTGGATACAACGCTTTATGGGATTTGCATACTAAACTTATGCAAGTGAAAGACGATATTATTCGTCAGTTTGATGCACACGATAGTGATGTCAAACAATCAATAGAAGGTCACGGTGAAGGTGGAGAAGGCTATGTATTAGCACATCCAGAAGGTGACATGAAACTAGTGCCTAGAGAGTATTTCTCTAAGGCCAACAGAGCAGTGGAGAGATAATATGCGTATTAAAGACATAGTAAAAGAAGGCACATTTGATGACTTTGACATGAAGGACTATGGCAAAGATTTGGATGATGATGACAAGGACATTGGTAAAGGTTTTGATAAGGATCCAATGTTTGACCAATTAGGAAAGATTATTGACAGTAGAACAAGTCCAAAGCCAGTGACAACTGTTACAACGGACGATGGTGAAAAAGTTCAAGTGAATCCTCAACAAGCACAGGAGCTACGTAAGCTATTGAGAATGGATGGAATGAAGCCACAACTAAAGCTGAGATTGACTAAGGAGTTACAGATGGCTAAACACCTACACGATTTTGTTGATAGCAAAGACTATAAACAAATTGGCGCAGTGTTTATGCAAAAATATATGTAACATGATGGAATTTATAAAAGATATAAATGAAGCAAGGATGACTAGGGACTCTAGCAATGCTAGGGTATTGACCTATACTGACTGTTGCGAGAGATTATATCTTACGATGCTAGTATTAGATTTATTAAGAAAGTATCCTACTTTTACTAATACTGTTAGGGCATATGCAAAAAAGACCAGTGGGTATGAAAGCTATAGGTATTTTAGAAGTCAAGGCACTGATCTATACAATTTTATATATTATGTTACTGGTGACGAAAAAGCTCTAGGTAAACTTAAAGACCCAGGAGCCGCTAAACAAAAACGTAAAACTGTTACTTTACCAACTATGCAACTTAACGGATTTATTACTAAACTAAGTTATGGACAGCAACCACAAAACACTGCTCAACTGTTCATTAGATTAGAAAATGAATTAGGTATAGTTAACAGTGATTATAAACAAATTCGCAGAGCATTAGGTACTTGGCCAGGACTAAGCACTATTGATAAGAAAAAGTTTGTTACTAAATTACTATTTGCTTGTAGAGCAAAACTACGTTCTAGTGACATTATAGATGATCTTGAAAAACTTGCCGCAATCCGTGACTTAGAAACTTCTGCTGTCAGGGATAATGAACCTACAATTTCTAGTCCAGATATGACAATAGACTCAAAAGATTTACTTTGGTATAAATCTATTGTAGGATCTGAAAACTTATTCTTAGCACGTAAATTTGTAGAAATGACTGGTAGAGGACAGGCAATACCAAGTAATTTAGTGCAGGCATATGCTCCAGCTGTGAGAATGTTGAATGATATTGTAGCCGCGGGACCTGCCTATGTAGGCATGCTAAGAACTATACATAACAAAGCCAAACAGCAAAATAAGTAACTTTTACCTCCTTTTTTTTGCATTATCACCCGTTTTTTTAGGTGTATGCTAAATACATATGTATTAACACGTAATGAGCTTACGTGAGGACATTAAGATAAGGAGAAAACAATGGCCGCAATTACATCAACAGCAAACACAGATCTAAGCAATGGCTTAGGTGGACATACCAATATTGTTAATATTGCTAAAACAGACATCACAGAAGCAGAACTAAAAACTATTCTAGACGATATGGCGTTCGACGGACACACAATCGCTGGTGTAGCAACAGCAGACGGTTCAGCATTTGTATCAGGTACAACAGACGTTGTTATCGTTGCACTACAAAGTGCAGGTGGTACATACACAGCTGAGGGCTCAAACGCTCACGGCGTAACAGGTGCAGTGACAACAGTACTAGCAGTATTCAAAGACGCACACGCTATCTAATAGAGCGTTATACTTAACATTAAGAGCCACTTTTATAGTGGCTCTTTTTTTATGATCTTAAATAATGTATGATCATTACAGTAAACACCCTTGTAGATATCACAGAAACACTTACACGCAAGGGTCCTGAAACAAAACTTGTAAAACAACAAAACAATCATGATACTCTACTGCAAGCATGTAGTCTAAGAGGCAATGTACAACTTATAGATTGCACAACAAAAGTTGATACTAAAAAATTTGGCACAGCCAACACAGGAAAAAATAGATATTGGTCATTGGATTTACAAAGCGAATATCCATTTACAGAAGATATGTTATTAGAAGATCTAGACTTTTTACCCATTATTACAGGGTTAGATGAGACAGGTTTAATACATAATAATGTTATACTTACTAAGGATGAGGTGTATAAAAACACTATATTTCTAATTGGTAGATGATGTATAAATAAACATGTAAAGGCATTTTAAGGCATCCATTCATTAGGCTAACGAAAAGAGTTTACTAATTGCCCAGAGAACGGGTATAATGGAGAAGAGAGATGGCAGGAGCCACCGACTTAGAAAAAGAAAATTTAGAAGCACACGTTGACTTGTGCCAGCAAAGGTATGAGCAGTTGGAAGGTCGTCTTGATAAAATAGAAAAGAAAGTCGAATCGATTCATAGTGATATGATCGAAGGTCAAAAATCCATGACCAAAGTGCTAATAGGTACAGCTGGTACAATAGTTGCCGGCTTACTATCCACCATTGTTGTAATTCTACTGCAATCCTAACTAAATACAATATGCATGTAAGCGAAGTCATATCTGAAAGACAGGTCTGGGCAAAGAGCGGACAAAAAGTAGTACGTAAGTATCGTTGCGTAACAGGTTCCCGTAAAGGTAGAACTGTAGCAACACCTTCACAGTGTTTTGCCGCTCCGGATGTGAAAAAAAGATTGACTATGAAAAAGACTAGGGCCAGACTTGGAGCAAGAATGGCACGTAAGGCTCGTAAAACAAAAAGAGTAAATCCAGCTAGTCGCAGAGTAGCGGCTATGAACAAGAGGTCAAGATAATGTTTTTACGTGAAATTTTTGAAGCTACGTCAAGAGTTTGGGGTAGAATAGGTAATAAGCAGGTGAGAAAATATCGTTGCACTCATGGTCAGCGTAAAGGTAGAGTAATGAGTTCACCAGCGGCATGCATGGCTCCTATAAATATATCAAAGAGTAATAGATTAAAACAAACAAAGGCTGGTAAAGCTAAAACAATAGGATTTAAAGGTGCAAGAACACGTAGAATAAATCCTGCCAGTCAAAGATTAAGAAGGTTCAACTGATGAAAATATTTGAAGTGATGCAAGGTACCTTGCAAGTTTTAGACGACAACGATAAAGAAGTAACACTGCAAGATCCAAAAACCAAAGTTAAAACTGTTGTTCCGAAAGATCCTAACAAGCCAGGAATGATACAGCGTGATCCTTCCGGCAAATTGATTATGAGCAACAAACCAGGTCAACCGCAAGAAGTTGACAAAGAAATTAAAGTAGGCGATACGGTAGAAGTAGGGCAATGAAAATAAACGAACTACTTGGTGGCTTTGAAATCTTCACGACGAATGAAGAAATGAAATTACTTGCCAAGTTAGATGCCGAAACGCCATTACAGAGTTTTCCAGAAAGACAAAGATTCGTTATTGAAAATCTAATAAAGAAGAGTTTGGTAAGTAAGAAAATGCGTGGAACACAAGTAATGGTGATTAAAAATGATATCTCCGAAGGTACTTAAAGATCTTCAAGAAATAATAGAAGCAAATATAGATCCTACACTTTTCCCCTATAGAAAAGGTAACAGCATCCGTATAGGATCTATAGTGGTACGTGAAAGTAAAAGCGGACATCTAGTATATTGTGCAAAAGCAAACAAACAAATAGCAAGAACATTTAGTAAAACTGCCGCGGTTGCTATTGCAAAAGGAGGCGATGTTAATAACATTTTAGACCTAGATCGTGAAATAATGAAACATTTTAATGACTGTTTATTTTACAAAAATACTATGAAAAATAGTAAAAGTGATGTATCTAGGTTTGTTGCAGAAAATCGTTACGAAATTAGCTCAGATAAGACACGTCAACTCAAGAAGAAATTGGATGGTTATATTTTTAGATAAGATAAATAAATATAACAAACACTAAGGGAAGAGTGATTATGAACATTAGAGAAATTTCAAAGCCTGTAACAGCAAAGGCACTTAACGAAAGTCTTGCCAAGCGTTTTGGTAAAAAGATTAACCTTGAAGCATTTACTTTAGAACAACTAGAAGATGCAAGAAATAAACTACGCACAAAATTAAGTCAGTTTGAAACTAACGAAAGTTTCGATTCAGTAAACACCAGCGATACATATCAAAAAAATAAACTCTTCCTTGATGTATTGAATGCCGCTGTTAAAGAAGCACAAGTAAACGAATTCAACAAAGACGATGAAGAAGAAGCTGACAAAGATGCACAGAAAGTGCAGAAGAAAGGTTCTCAAGCTACATCATCACCTGCACAAGGTGGCAAAAAAGATGCAAAAGTAGCTGAAAAAGCCGCAAAGCCAGACTTTGTTGATGTAGATAATGATGGTGACACAAAAGAACCAATCAGCAAAGCCGCAAAAGATAAAGAAGAAAAAGAAGGCGGCAAAGAGAAGAAAAAAGATTTGAGCAAAGTACCTCCACAGTTAAGAAAGCATATGAAAGGCGAATCAACTGTCATAGAAGGTAAAGACATGCCTAGCAAAACACACGTAATGAAAATGATCAAAGACGGCAAAAAAGAAGCAGACATGATGAAAATGCATCCTGATGCTGACAAAGAAAAATTAAAAGCCTTAATTAAAAGTTGCAAAAAAGAAATGAAAGAAGCACTCGAAGGTTACATTAATCTAATTGAAGGCAAAGAAGATGAAGCTGAACTAGTAATGGCCGCAAAGGACATGGTAACTCGGGTGACATCATGGATGGAAGACACCGCAGAAATGCAAACAGAATCAATGCTTGAACTAGCAGATGCAATCAGAGACGAAATGGGTATGGCAGAGTCAGACAATTTCGTAGGCGTTGTTAAGCCTGCACTAGAATCAATGTATACTGCTATGGAAAGCACACGTGAAGCACTCACACAAGGTGTAGGTATGCTCACAGGTGAAGGCGGAGCACCTGCAGAAGATATGGGTGCAGAGCCAGCCGCTGATGCTCCTGCTGATGATGCTGAAATGGAACCAACAGTTGACCAAGATGAAGCTGATGCCGCCGCAGATGAATTTGCTGCCGCAGATGCCGCAACTGGTGGAGAAGAAGAAGCTGGTAGAGAAAAGCGTGAATCAAAAAATCATAAAAAGAAAATGATTGAGGCATCACGCAGACTAGGAACAATCCTCTCAAAAAAAAAGTGACCGAGTCTGATATCTCGTTAAAACTTGTACAGGTTATGCGTACTATCATCGCAAGTGCTGACAGACAAGGCAAATCTGCTATTATGCACTTTGGAAAGCCTAAAAAAGAAGCACTACAACAAGGTGCACTAAACATTGACGGCCATAAATTACTTGATAATGTTGGAGGTGAAGTGTTTGATTACGGTTCTTTCAAAGCCGCTTACGATACAGATGCTCGTGTTAAGACTATGACAGCTAATTTTAATCAAGATAATATTACTTTAAAAACAAGTAAAGAAGCTGACAAACCAGCAGGTGGTGGCGAAGAAGGTAAAGACACTGTAGCTAAGATGGCCAGTAATGCAGTTGACCTAAGTCCTGAAGCATTATAATTTTTTTGTTGACTTTCAAGCATTTAGACTATATATTAGTAGAATGACCCTTATACAAAATAAATTTGACTATCAACCTATATCAAGAAAAGAAGTAAACGGCAAGAGATTATATGCTACCCCCGACGGAAATGCAGTGGCGTCTGTTACGACTATCCTTGACGCTACCAAAGATAAAACACACCTAATCGCTTGGCGTAAGAGGGTGGGTGAACAAAAAGCACAGGAAATTACAACCGAAGCCGCGGGTGTTGGCACACGTATGCACAAATACCTTGAGGATTATGTAGAAACTGGTGAGTGGCCAATGCCTGGTAGTAACCCTTACGCCCAACAAGCACATATGATGGCTACCCAGATCAAAGAAAATGCATTGGCTGATGTCAATGAAATATGGGGGTCAGAGGTAAATTTATACATGCCACACATGTATGCCGGTACAACTGACTTGGTTGGAGTATATAAAGGTCAACCCTCTATAATGGATTTCAAGCAAACCAATAAGCCAAAAAAGGTAGAATGGGTAGTTGATTACTTCCTGCAACTTGTAGCTTACGCAGAAGCACATAACGAAATATATGGAACAGAGATATGTGAAGGCCATGTGTTCATGTGCAGTAGGGCAGGAGAATATCAGCAGTTTGACATATGGCCGGACGAATATGACGAATGGCGCAAAGAATGGTACAACAGAGTATATTCATATTACGAATCCCTAGCATAAATATACAAAAGAGTCTAGGAGTTTGAAATGGCAGTAGTCCAAATATCAAAAATACAAGTTCGCAGAGGTAAAAAGAACGCAGGTTCAGGCTTACCACAGTTATCATCAGGTGAGATAGGTTGGGCAATAGATACCAGAGAACTTTATATTGGTAATGGTTCTGTTGCAGAAGGTTCACCAGCTGTAGGCAATACAAAAGTTTTAACACAATATGATGATTTGTTTTCTTTAGCTGATACTTACACCTACAAAAAAGATCAAAGCTATATTGTAACAGGTACAAGTGCAAGTAGTCCAGTAAAACGTAAACTCCAAGACAGATTAGATGATATTGTAACTGGTGATGCGTTTGGGTTGACAGGTGAAGAAACACAAAATGCTACTGCTTTATTACAACGTGCATTGGATCAACTATATCTAAACGATAGTACAAAAGGCAGCACAGGTAGCCGAGTAACTTTAAATTTACTTCCTGGTGTCTACACAATAGACGGCACCATATACATTCCGCCAAATGCAACTATTGTAGGAGCAGGTTCTGATAAAACTATTATCAAATGTTCAACTGTAAGCACAACAATTATGCAAACTATTGATAGTACAAGTACACCTGGTAATCCAGTGACAACAGATACCTCAACAACTACACTTAACCAACCTACTGATATAATATTAAAAGGTATCACATTTGAAACAACAGTTACAAATACAGGTATTGATCTTTGTAATATGAAAGATAGTATATTTGAAGATGTAAAAGTAAAAGGTCCTTGGGAAACAGGAGATACCTTAGATACAGACGGAAGTGACGATGTTGCTATAAAAATAAAAAGCAAAAGTTCAAGTGTAGAATCTAAAAACAATAAATTTATAAACTGTAAGATTGAAGGCTTCAGCTATGGCTTAACAAGTAATTGGGATATTCATGATAACATATTCGATGGTATGCATGTGAAAAGTTGTGGTTATGGATTGACATTTGGACATGACATGACTATTGATTCTACCGCAGGAAGTGGTAAACTTACTGGTCCAAAAAATAATACTATATCTAACAGCGTATTTGAAGATATAGACAATCACGCAATTTGGATTGAAAAAGGAACAAACAATACTAGCGTAAACAATAATTTCTTCGAAGTAGGAAATGCAGGCGGCAATGAAGGATCAGCAGAAACAAGTATTATTAAATTTACTGCAAGAGGTAACACTAGTAGCGAAGATACATTTGCAAGAACAGCAGTACAAGGAAAAGATCAAGCCTATATTAACAGTTCTGCCTATGTGCCAGAAGTAGAGGGCAAGGGCTTTATGTCTATAGGTGAAGCACAACAGGTTACTATAAGTCAAGGAACTAACATAAAACTTTTTAGATTAGGCGGAGTTGGCCATCAGGCATACGAAATTGATTATATTATTACAAGCCAAAACTACACAGCTATACGTTCTGGTATATTAACTGTCATATCAGAAGATTATAGTGATACTGTATCTACATCAGACGAATATACTTTCCAAGGCACTACCAACTACGAGTCAGCAATAAAATTCACATCTACTATTAGCGATTACAATTCGGACTTGACAAACGATACAATTAATGTTATTGTAACAAGTACAATGCCAAGCGACGATCAGTCAATTATGGAATATAAGATAAGAGCTAAGAAAAACTAGTGTTCAATTTAAATTACGAAGATAGACTGCAAGAGTGGTCTAAATTCAGACAAACATTAGAAACGTCTGAAGATCCATTTCGAGACGTAATAGACTTTTATAACAAGATTCCTATGGTTAGTATACATACTGACCCGTGGTCAAAAGATAGTTGGCCGGATCCTTGGCAGTTAATTTTAGAGAACCAGTATTGTGCCTTCTGCATCGTGCTAGGACAGTGCTATTCTTTACAGTTAACCGAACGTTTTAGTAGTAGCGATTTTGAGATACATATCGCTATAGATAGAAAAAAGTCCGATACCTACTATATGCTGTGGGTGGACGGCAAAGTATTAGGATATATAGCTGATGATTATGTTTTACAAGAAAATCTACCCAACACAATCGAAATACAAAAATCTTATACAATGCAAAAATAAATATCCAGTTAATCAATAAAAGAAAGAGGTTATAATGTCAAATGGTACTATGATCGTGAAACGCGATGGGAGAAGAGAGCACCTTAATATTGAGAAAATACATTTTGTCGTAGAAGAGGCTTGTAG